CCTCAGCACATAGAGCCGCAGTTCTTATGTCCCACTTGCTATCCTTAAAGCAACCCTCAATATGGCTGGCTTCGTCAGCCTTGAAAGCTTCCAGGAAATCCACAAACTTCTGTAAGTCCTTAGACTTAGCCACTACTTTAGTTGCCTTGGTTAAAGCTTCTACGGTTTCATCACTCATTACTTCTCATTTCCCATAAGGTTTAACTTATTTATTTTTGAAACATCTAAGTGCCAAGACTTACCATTGTAGTCTCCGCACTCCTTGATCTCAATCCCTGAAGCCCAGCCTAGGGCTTGATACGGTGGAGACAGCCAGTTGTTTTCTTTAACCCTACGGGTTTTGTTCTGTGGTCCACCAACAAGCAAGACATAGGTAGCATCTTCGGCATCCCATTCAGATAACCGTATGCCTGTAGCCTTAAATGAATACCTAACTTCGTAGCCTGGCACATCCTCTTGGGTCTTCCATTTGTTTACGTGTGGTTCAAAGTCATCAAGCCCACACATCCTAGCAAATGCCAACTCAGATCCAGCGGCTATAGCGTGTTGCCACATTTCCCAGATGTCACCCTCGGAATAATTGCGATTCATCTCAGGTCTACCAAGGTAAGGAAGCTGACGCTCATACCCAATACGGGCAACCAAGCCTTCCTCCTGCGGAGTTAGGGAATAGGAATCAAATTTAAGCACACTAAACCCTTTCACCAACCATGGCCTTATTGGGTGGTGTAACCACCCTACCTGTTTACTCGCTGTCGCTCGTATTATACTCACACCCTCAAGGAACCTGTCAAATCACGGCGTTACCAAGCCAGTTTGCATTGTGTACTCGTTGGGTGTACGGTGTGTGGCATGGGAATAATAAAAGAAACAACGATAGGACATAGATCCTTCTCGTCATTTACATCCTGGGTCAAGTGCGGTAAGTCATGGCAACTTGAACGGGAGCTGAAGGTACCTACTGAAACAGCATGGTACTTTGTTGGAGGGTCAGCCTTCCACTTAGCAGTAGAGCGTTACCTCAAGGGGGAACTACCTGATGCTGAACATTAAACTATTATGGGAAAAGGCTTTCAATGAAAGCATTGGTGCCGAGCAAGAGAAGCATGGCACTAACCCAGTTGATTGGAAAGCTGGCGGTAGAACCAGCAAGGCTTGGCCTAACAAAGAAAACGGTGACTGGTGGGCTGAGAAGGGTCCAGAGATGGTTGCCAACTTCATTGACTTCTGGGAACAGTCAGGCTGGCAGGTCTGGGAAACTCCTGAAGGTGTCAAGGCCATCGAACTGCAGCTCAACATTGACTACGGTGATGTACGCATCAAGGCTTTCGTTGACCTGGTTGCTGTCACCCCTGATGGTGAACTTGTAGTAATTGACTTTAAGACTGGTGCTAACATGCCAACCAATGCAATGCAGCTAGCGTTGTACGCCTGCAGTATTGAGAAGCAATTTGGCATACGCCCAAGTCAGGGTTATTATTACGATGCACGAAATGTCATGTTGCTACCAGCCGAAGGCTTTAACAACTGGACATACCCACTGTTTACTGAACTGTTTAGGCAGTTTGAGTTTGCAGTAGAGAACAAGATTTTCTTGCCAAACTTGAGCATGATGTGTAGCTATTGCTCAGTGAAAGACTTTTGCTACGCCTACGGCGGGGACTTCAAGGATGCCGTAGATCCATTAGCACTAATTGCACACCCGAAGGAAATAAATGTTTAACAACAATAAAAAGAAAATCCAGCTTTTGCAGGATGAACTGTACATTGTAAGACTAGAGAACGCATCACTTCGTTCCCGCCTTGCCAAGGCAACGGTTAAAGAAGTAATTAAGAAAACAACCAAGCCTAAGAAGGCAACTACCACAAAGAAAGAAGCTAAGTAATGAGCGCACCAGAAAGCACAAAGTTCCAGGCCAACTTCAAGACAGCATCGGGCGCACTGTACAACGTGTACGCTAGCAGTACCGAAGAGTTCATTAGCGCACTCAATGACATGGGTGACCTAGTTGCAGTAATTACTTCCGTTGAGCAAGCCTTGGCTTCAGGTCACACAGTTGCACAGCACATCCCACTAGCACCTGCATCACAGCAATCTGCTCCAGTGCAGGCACCAGCACAGGTACAGCAACCAGTTCGTGATGCTTCATCTGCTGCACCATCTGCACCTATGTGTCGTCACGGCGCAATGGAATGGAAGACTGGTAGCAAGAATGGCAAGGACTGGAAAGCTTGGATGTGTTCAGCACCAAAGGGTGCAACTGACAAGTGTGATCCACAGTGGGTCCGATAGCCCATGACCGTACGCAAGGGAACTAAGGTACACCCTGCGTCGTTTGAAATAGTGCTCAAGTTAAAAGATCGCTGGGGTTTTACTTATGAAGACCTCAGTGATCTACTTGACGTTACTCCGTCGCGGGTACAGCAAATAGTATTACACCAACGTAGGAGAGGATTAGACGATGTTGACTCTTGCTCAAGCAGCGAACAAGCAAAAGAGTGGAGCGCAACTACTTCCTGATCTGTTTCCTGCGTTAGCTAATGATGGTGTCAGGTTCCGTAGGGGACAGGTAACCATGATTGCTGGCCAACCTAATAGTGGTAAGTCATTGCTTGCCTTGTTCTATGCGGTTAAGTCAGATGTACCAACACTGTACGTCAGTGCTGATACAGATGCCTACACCACAGCGATCCGAGCTGCCGCAGTTATCACAGGTAACCAAGTATCAAGCGTTGAAGAATCATTTAACAGTGGTAATGGGTATGAGTTTTACCAAGGCGAACTGGAGTCATTGAAAAACTTACAGTTCAGCTTTGATCCATCACCTACCTTGGATGACATTGACTTGTCTATCCAGGCGTACGGTGAAGCGTTTGGGGAATACCCACACCTGATTATCATTGACAACTTGATGAACGTAGCCGCACTACACGACAATGAGTGGACTGGTATGCGTGACATAGCCAAGGCTATGCACCACGTTGCCAGACAAACGGAAGCTGCAGTATTCCTGTTGCACCATACGTCCGAGGGTGAAGGTAGACCAGAGCTACCACCATCACGCAAGTCTATTCAAGGTAAGATCAGCCAGTTACCTGAGATGATCCTTACTGTGGCAATGGACCATGACACTAGCGAGTACCGCATAGCGTGTGTTAAGAATCGCTTTGCTAAGAACAGTGCAAGTGGTGCCAACTTCACGGTGTTGTATGCCGATGCTTCGCGCATGACGTTATACAATGATCGTCAAGGTGGTAGCAATGCAGAATACTGGAGAGGACTATCGTGAGTTACAAGAAATACATCACAAAGGTTTGCCCCAGTTGTGGTAATCAAGGTAGCTTAACCATCTGGGAAGATGACATGAACAGGTACCTCAACGGTGCTATGGTGCATGATGCTTTCCCTGATTTGCTACCACCAATGCGTGAACAAATTATGAGTGGTATCCATCCGCAGTGTTGGAATAAAATCTTTAAGGATAACAATGGCGAGTAAGCAGGCAGCAGCAAAAGCACGTGGCTCACAGTTTGAGACAGGCGTACTGAAGTGGTTACGCAGTAAAGGTGTGATGGCTGAACGGCTACGCCTAGCAGGTAAGGATGACGAGGGTGACATTATTTGTTTCGTATCTGGTCAACCTTACGTGTTGGAACTCAAGGCAACAGCGAAGCTAGACTTGCCTGGGTTCTGGCGTGAGGCTACAACAGAGGCAGAGAACTATGCCAAGGCTCGCAACATTACCCCGACACCACCAGCCTACGTCATTGTTAAGCGACGCAACGCTAGCCTAGATCAAGCATGGGTGGTACAAACCCTTGAGCAATGGATAGCACAGCAATGAACACAGAACAATGGAATGAACGTGCCGACTGGGTTACCTACGGTAAGGAAAAAGGTTGGGTAACCGACAGCATTTGCGCTACGCATGACGGCACTTATGATTACATGTCTGATGAAGAGCGTAAGGAATATGATGAGGGTGGAGATCCGTGCGACCTGGTGCTCAAGCTATTATGACCGACAAGCCTGACCTTGCCACGGTATTGGAGCACTACGGTGCACAGATACCTAACAAGTATGGCTACATATCAATGCGGTGTGTACTGCATGAGGACACGCACTCAAGTGCAACAGTAAACATAGACAAGCAACGATACCATTGTTTTGTATGCCAGTTTGATGGCGTCGTGTATGATG